TAGGAGGCACTGGGTACAGGTACTCATCTGTTTCCGGGTCCATCGCGGACGCTGCTGTTGAGAGCGAATGGTCTACCTGGCTTACTGATACTAAGTCTATCTCCGTTCAGCACTCAAATGTCGCTGTAAACCTCCAACCCACCGCGGCTTGGGAGTCTTTACAAGGTTGCAACTTATATTCCTCTGGTGGTACTACATTTAAAGCCGGTTCACCAGCACTTAATTGTCCTAACCTAGGATCAATAGACCTGTATGCTACTTCTACAACCGGTCCAATGCCTTCCTTGGGATCACCGGCAAATACAAATGCATTAACTTTTTTTAGGATTGGAGCGAGTAATGTTATTTCAAGCATATCAGATGGCTCTTTTAACTACATCTTGCCAATAGATTTTGCTACTGACAGAGGCAACCCCGGTACAGATCACAAGCTGGCAGAGTTTTATATAAATAGTGCTAATGTCAATGGGAGGTTCAGGGAAAACGATTTTAAGCATTGTTATAACCTCGGGCGTCTAGACCTCCATAACTCTTCTGGGGTCACAGGAAACTTCCCTATTCCCCCAACAAAGAGAATCCCCGCCACTGATACTAAAGATATAAATATTGTTGCCTCTGGGTGTGGGTTCTACGACTTTAGGACCTTAAATCTTAACCAATCAAATAGATACGTAGCCAGAGATATACTCTCTATATACGCTCCTAGCAATAATACCTCAGGTGGAGGTGGAGTGCTTCCTGATCTTACAGGGCTCGGAGGTGCCGACCAGCTTAGAATCTCGACTATTACCTTTAATAGCTCTCTGCCTTCTGTTTATCCAGCATCTTGGAGCGGAAACGCCCAGTCCGCTGGGAAATATATCCTTGAGGGAGATGGCTCTTCCCGAGTGTCTGGCTTGACCCCTAATAGGGAGACAAACGGCTCTTCAGATAATGAAGACAATGTGTATTGGTTGTCAGGATCTGGAACAAACTATAGAACCAAAGTACTTGTCAACGACTATGTTCGAGCTAGTGGTACTACTACTAATCTTGCCAGAGTGGTTAACGTAGATACAGATAAGATATACATTGACGCAGACATACCGGGCTCTTCTGCAGCCGTTTTTGAGTTCAAGAGAGACACTGTAGATATTACTAACTGGTTCCAGAGCGGGTTTAGAGATATAAAGCGACTAAGAATGAGTAACTGCAGGTTGTCCGGCTCAATTAATATAAATGCAGGATTCAGTTCAATTGTTGATGGCTCTAGTTCTGAAAAGGCCCTTGATCTTTCTAGTAACAACATAACAGGCTACATACAGGGATTTGACAAGATATTTGCAGGTTCTAATCGAAAAATTACAATAACGTTGTCTAACAACAATTTTTCTGTCCCTGTTATTAGAGGAATGTTAGAAGAGTTGCTAGATATACAGGCACAAGGTACATTCACCAACGTAAGGATCGATTTAAACAACACAAACTTAAACCTTACTACTAGATCTCACTCTAGCTACTCACAAGATCAGATGTTTACAAATAGTATAGAGGCAATTTCTGGCCAAACCATCTCTTTAACTAGAACTGAAACAGTTAAGGTATTCAGCAAAGTAACCACGGTTAATGAAGACGGATCAGAGACCACTTCAACAGTACAAACCGGAACTAAGAACATAACCGTCCCTGGTAAGTTGATTACGGGTATATCTGGAGTGGCTAATGGCTACTATCAAACGCAGGTCAATGGCCGACAGCAAGTGGTAGAAGACTCTCTAGGAGTTAGGTTCAATTCTAACAAAAGGTGGAATATTAACCTAGGATTTACTTACAGCCCCCCAAGTACAACTCCTACGGTCACAAGTAGCGCCTTCTCCAACTCTACAACTAGGTCCGCTTCTCTTTCGGCGCTGGGCTACATCCCTACCGATGCAATTCCAGATGCAACTGGAGAGTGACCCATCTTAGATGGATTAAAGTTAATATAGAATAATCTAAAGCGTTATGGCAGGACTTTATAGTAAAAAGAATCTGGGCGAGGTTCAGTTAAATCTGAAGGACGCCCTTCAAAAACTCTATGAAACTGGGATTCAAGAGGATCTTAGGTTGTTCGCCTTTGCTAATTCTATTTTTTCAGAAGTTAGATCTGGAATAACAAGAACAAACGTAGATACCGGGCTCGCTGAGGTAATAGACAATGAAGTAAAGAGCTTAGTTAACAAGCCTTTTACAAATGAGAGTGGAGTGGTAGTTAAAAGAACAAAGTTTGTTACAAATCAATTTACTTTCTCTTCGGGTAATCTTGTATACTTTGACAAGATAGATATAGGCGGGTTCGATCAAAGACAACAATATACCGATATTGTAGTTGTATCAGATGCAATTAGCGGCACTGACGCTAGTTTGCAAATAAAGATAATGGCCGGTCCCGCAGTTGAACTTGGTGATAGGATCATCACTAATGACTCGTCCGTTTATTATGTCCTTGATTCTGCAGCTGCTGGAGGTAACTTCAGGATATCTCGAAGCGCCAATGGAACACCCATCACCGGCGGAAACTTAACTACTATAGCTAGTAATATAACTGTTGCTCTTGGAGCAAAGATAAGAAAAACTGGGCCAGAAGGAGCTCCACTTGTCTTATCAGAAAATGGATCTATTGTCTCGGCCGTAGTCACAGGTGCAGGAAGTGGGTATGAGATTGAAAGAACAGACAGGCCTGGGGATTTTGCAGCATCAACTGCTTATAAAATATTAGACGTAGGTAGTTTTGACTGGACCTCAATTGGTGGGCCTACAGAGACAAATGCTGCTGTAGGAGTTTCATTTACCTCTTCTGCCAGCGTATCAGGGCAAAGTAGCCTTACATCTGGCTCAGCAACTAGAACTGTGCCCACAACTTCTGCCCAGACAGTAATGGTTAACGTTGTAGGACAAAGATCTGGGGCCTCCAATGCTGTACTTAGAGTTAAGATATTAAACGGTAAGCTCTCTAGAACAGACTTAATCGAGGTTGCTGATGGAGGAAGTGGATATTTTTCTGACGAGCCACTAAAGATTGTAGAGCAATGTAGGCTCAATAGGTTTGGCCAGCAAGAGACCCCGCAACTACAGAAATGTAAAAACTACTCTGTGTTTCAAGATAGATTAATACATAGATCTTTTAAGTACACCGTTCCAACTTCTCCAAACAATATTGACTATAGCACAGCGGTCTTAGGCTACGAAGGCGAGCTTTCTTCTAGTAACTATTTCTATCAAACACAAGATGCCGGTGAGGATGGATTTTCTTTATATGACCCCATTACTAAAAAAGATCTGTACCTTGGGGAAACCTACGACCAACAATTTGATCTACCAACAAACACGACCTCTCCAAAGTTGTTAATGAGAAGGTTTGATACCATCACAAGCCTGAATCTTTTAAACCTAGATTCTTTGAGCGCTAGCGCGAATATCTCTTCTTATATCGACGGTACTTTTAGTGTAGCAAACAGTCTCGCCAGTCAGCTAAGATCATTCACAGAAAGAGTAGAAAGCATTAGAGACTCGTTTAAGACTCTTTTACAGAATAACACTCGCCAAAGACTAGTAACAGACGAGAAAAACACCCTAGGAACACAATATAATATCTTTGAAGGTAGGAACTTTGACAGTACATTTAGGCTTATCTTCAGAGACCCTGATGGTGTAATAGATAAAACTGATGTTAACTTTAGCATACTAAATGCTATGGATAACGAGGACGGAATTGAAACTCCGGCAATTAGTGGCGTGGTATATCACGCTCCAGGAATTTGGCTAAAAACAGGCGCGGACCCTGTAACTGGAAGTGCTCTATACAAGAGAGCTTTCAGTACAGACGACAAACCCTTTTCTAGCTCAAAGGGGAACCTTACTCTAAGCCCCATCCTTTATAAGAAGAGTAGCGGAGATTATGCTACTGGGTCTTTTGTTGAAGCTTCAGAGACCGGAGACAACAAATACTCTATCTCAACAGCATACCTTGCCTCTGGCGGCACATTTGTTCAAGGTTTCTCTTCTAACATAGGCACCATTGTTCAGAACCTGTCCGCTTCTCCTAGGAACGGAGGGTTTGTGTATCATAGAACCTTAAATACTCAGGCATTAACTACTAACGGAGGTGCTGTGGTGGCTTATCCTCTGTTCGACTATCTAGACACCTCAAACATTATAAGATCGCCTTATATACTCACAGTACAAGGCGCAGAAGAAGATAATTAACCCTGAAGCTGAGGTAGATTACCTGAAGCAGCATCTGCTATGTCGTTTCTTCCGTTAACAAATAAGTAGTAGACGTCTTTAACTTTGCTCTGATCTCCGATGTGGACATAAACGTCCTCGTCTAAAGCAGTATTAGGATTTAAAGTATCAAATATAGGTAGCTCGACTTTTAGTCTGTGTGAGTAGTTATTAAAGTTTAATTGAATACCAGTAACCGTTTCTACAATATCGGCTGGGGACTCTCCAGCTACACTTATATCTGGATAGGCAAACTCTAGCTTCTCTGTGATGTTTAACACCATGTTCTTGCCGGACGGGAAATTACTTCCTGTCAGGCCATCACCAGTGGTATCGTGGTTCCCCCAGAACACATCAAAATTGCCAGTTGGCTTAGCAGATCCGCCTGTAGCGTATAGAGCAGTGTCGTCTATGACCGTGGGTACTAACGGCGGAGACGAAGTAACATATGGAGGATAGCAGATATCTTGCGTATATAAAGAACTATCAAATCCGAACGGTGTGACTCTCTCAGAGGGTACTTTAGGTATCTCACTGGTGCTAGAATCAAAACCATTTGGGTTGGTGTTTGAGTCTATGATGGCTGAATCATAGGTTGCTTTTAATACATCAGCAAAACTAATAGACTCTCCAGTGTCTACGTTACCAAACTGGAACGCTACATCAGCCTCATTGTAGTAAGTTATTGTTTTGGTGTTAAGAGCGGCACGAGAGGGTATGTAGGCAGTTGTGAAGGCCAATAAATACACTTGATTGCCTGTGAGAGCAGTTGCTGAATTTTCGCTAATTCTGTTGCCTGCAGTTTCATCTCTGTCATATATGACCCTTTCCACCCCTAGCACTAGAGGCGCTACAAATTGACCGTCGCTATTAGGGCCGTTAGTAGTGTTGTCACTAACAGCAATTATGATAATAGGTTGTGACCATACAGCATTGCCCGCGGCTCCAAAAGCCGGTAGACCATAGGTATTAGGATTGTCCTGGACAACAACCGGGGCAGTTGAAGCTCCTAGACCGTCATGTAGAAGGAATTTTTCTTTACCAGTGATATCGGCCCCAGCCTCAGTCCCGTCCCAATATATAGTAGCGGTTCTTGCGGTTAATTCTGCATTAATGGCCGTTTTGTGATTTTGCCCGCCACCTAAGTCATCTTGTCCTAGGGCTCTGTCTTGAGTGAGTGTCCTCCCAGTCCAGTCAAAGTCAGCGTTGTTAATTGGTATACCAGTAAACTTTATCTTTCCGCCCTCTCCAAGGAAGTTGGAAGTTAGTCTTAGTCCTAAGTAATTAGAACTATCAGCCTCTGAAGGGTATTTTGCCTCTCCTAAGACTAGATTTTTCCTGGTAGAGAATACTCTACTTGGAGCAGCAGCCCCGTCTCCGTATAATCCTAGGTAGGCGTTGCTTGGGCCTTCTGCTGATTTTAAAGTGGCTTGGAAATTATTACTCTTAAATCCATCTAATGGGTCATTACCCTTACTAAGAGCGGTTGATCTTATGTATCTATTACCATCACTTACCTTCCACCACTCGGGCCTCTGATCCAAAGTTAACTTATTGGATAGAGGCTCGATGTAGTTGGGAACTGACTCCGTGTAAGACTTACCTCCTAGTAAATCAGCGTACCCCTGATAGAACTCCTGCTTAGGACCAATAATCTTAGTGCTCCAAAGGGTGCTGTAAGAATACCCGGATCTATTAGGTGTAAACCTTAAGATGTATGTAATTGCTGTGCCACTTGTCAAAGTGCTTTTTACATCGGCTCCATCGGCGTCAGTTGCGGTGGCTATGTCTACATCAGTGTTGTCTGTTCCAGAGAGTGTTATATTGATAGGGGTGATAGCAGACTCTGTAGTTACGGTGATGGTCTGAGGATCTCCATTATCATCTATATAAGTTATGGTCTCTGTCTCTTCTTTCTGGACTAGTTGCAGGCTAGTAGCAACATTTAAAGTACCAGCGGCAACAGCAGCCAAGTAGTCGTCGATTAGTGGGGTATCACTTGCATCCGAGATTGTTACATCGGTGTTATTAGAGGCAATGGATATCTTTATGTCACCACCATAGAAGCTATCCACAACTCCAGCATTTGTCTCGGAGTAGGCATATTTTAAAAATAAGTCAGGCTCTAGGGGGACTTCATATAATTCCTGTTCTGGGTCGACTTTATCTGACCCTCCATTCCACATCCTAATAGAGATCGGAACGTACCTATATTTTGTAGTAGCTGACGTGTCGTATGAGAAAGTTCCCGCGGTGTCTAAGTCGTTAAGAGTAAAGCTATACTTAGAAACAAATCTATCCTTCTCTTGAGCAAAATTAGAAGACAGTACGTTTGTTGTGGGAATCGCGTTGGTCTGAATAGAGCCATAAGAGGTGTCAATTGCCGTGTCCCAAGCCGCTGGGGAGATCGTTTCAGATGTAACTCCGCCATCATAGATATCAATTTTAACGGCGCTGTTTGTCTCTACTTCAAAGATGTACTTCCTTGCCGTTGCTGCTTTGTCTATGCGCAAGTACCCATCCCATCTTACTCCCCAATTGTAGTTATTATCTCTAAGTACTCTAGGAGGCCTTAAAAACCGCATGTTAGAGTCTTTAGTTATGTTATCGCCAGAGTAAGCGCCTTGGTAGATGTCTGATACCCTGCCAAATACGTAATCACCAGAATTGTAATACTCTGGTTCAGAGTACAGGTTAAATTTGCCTCTCTCAAAGAAAATAACAGAGTCAGTAGTCTCAGGGTTAAAATCGTCAGGGCCACCTGGAGTAGGTGTTGCTATGCCAAACTCTTTTTCAAAACCGGGAGACTGAGTAAACCACAGCGGCTTAGTTAAAGCTGAGTACTCTCTTTCTAAGCTAAAAGCTGTAGAGGTGAAAGCTGTTGTGCCAAGGATGGCCCTTAGCTCTTTTAGCCTTTGAAGGGAGGCATCAGTGCCAGCTTTAAATGTAACGGGAGAGGCTGAAAAATCTGCTTCTAAGAAAACGTTTGTACCGATTAAACTTATTTCTTTGCCTGTTGCAGCGCTCGTGTACCCTGTGATTAAAAATGCTTGTTTGGAGCTTCCAAAAAAGGCATCTGAGTAACCAGTGCCCCAACTTGCAGTATACCCAGCATTAACGGCACCCGTGGTTAGATTGAAATCAGAAGTGAAAGTAAAAGCACCTACTGGTTGCAATTTACCTGATTTTGTTTTATAGAAAATGGCAGTGGGGCCTTTATGAATCCCGTTAAGAGATCCCTTGCCAGTGAAAGAGTCAATAAGGTTTGTGCGGTCTTGAATCCTTATCCTTGGGTTAGTGGCAACAGTCGCACCTGCTACACCGCCCGCAAGAGAGACATCTCGTAATGGCCTTAAAAAACTAGATGAGATCTCATTATCTACAAATTTCCTTGTAATCTCAAAGTCTTCTGGCTTATACGTGCCATAGATGCTGATCTCACCAGCATCATCAATACGAGTGATATACTCGAGTATATTAGTTAGTGCCTCGCCTGGGTCATCTAAATCTCCCAACGCGTTATTTCTTAGGAGGCCGATGTACTCGACATCGTTAAGCTTTCTTCCGCCCCTTCTAAGTAAATAAGATTTTAGAGTTGCGTAATTATTTGCAACACTCTCGTTTTGAGAAACTGTTTTGTCTATTCTGACTGCCATAATCGGGGCACTATATACGATCTATAATGTACTTTAAACTTACGCTGCGTAAAGGTCAGCGTACTCTCTGATAACAGATTTCACAAATCCAGATCTCACAATCTCATTAAATCCAAACTCTACATGGCCGACTTCATTAAGCTTAGAAAGCCTCTTTGCCGCGTCAGAGAGCCCATCTCTTCCAAACTTTCCGGCAAGGTCGCGTTGCACCACATCACCAAGTAGAGCCACTTTGCTGTCATTCCCCAGCCTTGTAAGTACAGTGAGCACAGAGTGGGGTATAGCATTTTGCATCTCATCAGCAATAACAAAACATTTAGCCAGACTCCTCCCTCTGAGATGCTCTAACGGTACAAATTCGATGACTTTCTTTTCAATAAGGTAATCTGCTTTGCCTTTTGGCATAAATACCGATAAAGCGTCTTTTAACGGAGCGATGTGAGGCGCGGTCTTCTCATCGACCTCTCCTGGCAGGAAGCCAAGTCCTTGTTCTCCTACCACGTCTACAATAGGTTTTACGTAGTAGATCTTATCTATCTCTCTCTTTTGAAGGGCTTGGCACGCGGCATATACAGAGAGTAGGGTCTTTGCAGTGCCGGGGGGCCCGGTTAAAATCGTAAGGGTCTTTGTCTTGAGGTAATTGAGCGCATCAACCTGAGATGGGTTGCGGGGCATCACTATTCTAATCTGATCTTGTTCTCTGTTTTGTGGCATATAGGATTGTTCGGTACGAACTTTTTGTCTACGAGTGTTCTTTACTTTACGCGCCATAGGGTCTCCATATAGCAAAAATCCCCCAGAGCACATTTCTGCGCCTAAGGGATTATGCTCAAACTAGTTATAAAGTGACGAAACATTAAAGGAGTGATCTTAGTTAATGTTCGTATAACTTTAAACCTGGCATCACCAGGTTGCAATTGCTGCTCGTTTCCAATTATTATTTGTTACGCATATATAAACGTAATTAGCATCCCATGCGACATCTCCAGCAACGCCCGGAGCAGTTGCAGAAGCGGGAGGTTGGGAAGGCAAATTAATCTTGCCGGCTATTGTGAGATCCCCAGCTTTTGAAAGCGATAACTTAGAAGACCCACCTACTGTGACGCTGATAGGCTTAGATCCGGCGCCAGAGGCTGTGTCCGTAACAGTTAGCTTAAGAGCATATTGGTCAGTTGTATTATCATCCCAGGTAGTTGCGACTTCTAGCGGAGACGTAGGAGCTGATAAGCCAATCCCCACACTCCCCGCAGAGTAGTATGCATTCGAGCCAGATTTGGCCCATACCCCGGCAAGTTTCTTGGCCGTGTCATCAGAATGATCTACGTAGTATACTTCTTGGAGGTTCTCATTGAGGAACAACTCTCCGGGCTTTGCAAAAGCATTATCGTTAGTATACTGCGTTTGAACATATGCTAGGTTCTTAGCAGAGTCGGAAGAGTATCTAATCCCCCACCTATGATTCGGTGTTGTCATGTGACTATAACAAAATATCTAATCTAGCTTTAAACTCCGGCTATCTGTGATATAATATATAGATATATACACTTTACCCGATGCTTCCACGTATTATTGCTGTTCTAGGCCCAGATCGGGTTGGCAAAAGCACTTTTGTTGAAAACAGCTATAATGTGATCAAAGACTTCTCTAGTGTTTCTAAGCTCCACTTTTCTGGGCCAAAACCGCATCACAACGATCCCATCACACAATACATTGAGCCTTTAAATAAGATAATGAGCTCCGAGTCACCTGAATATATCCTATGTGACCGAGGATTCTCTGAAGTCTGTTTCTATGAGAAGTTTCGCAGGAACATTATTATTTCTCCAGAGTGGGCTGTAGCTGCCGAATCTTACTTCGCGTCATCTAGTAAAACTATCGATGTACTTATGGTAGAAAGATCTTGGAACTGGGCAAGGAACCACCACATCGCCGAACTTGATGAGTTATTTCCAGAAGCCTCGTCTTATTGGAAACGTAATCAGCTCCTTGTAAGAGAGGAAGAGCACAAGCAATACTACAACTACATGAGATCTTATCTCGAAACAATAACCACTCTCCCCTACCAGGTTATAGAACCTAAGCTCGGAGAGTCGGTCCTGGACTACATTCTGGTTTAAAGACAACTAGATTTGTTATTATAAAACAATACTATGGCTAATATTCTGAACGAGGGACTATCTCGTACCCTCGGTATTGAATTTGAATTTAAGTTAAGGCTCCAGACTCTGCTTGCAGAGTTTAAGGATGATCCCCTTGTTCGATACGTAAACGGTGCATCTGGCACCGAGACTGCTCAATACACTGCAGCTACTGCTGCATTAACAAAATTTATCAAGTGTGGACCTTCCATGGGTTTTGAGGCTAAGCGTAATGCTTACGCCGTCCTAGAGGAAGTGGTCACGGCTCTTAAGAACTCTGGCAAAGTCCCAGCAGCTGACGACACGGCACTAACTTCCGAGCTAGTGAACGTTACCCGTTTTGTAGGTCTTGAAGGCGAAGAAGACTTCCACTTCATGGTGGCAGTATTTAATCTTTGCGAAAAGGTCTCTGGAGTGGTTGGCGAAGTGTTTACTGAAGTCAACGAAGGAGTTGCCGCTACTGGCGGAATCACAACTATCGTCCTACTCGACGGTGGATCTGGATACACAATGGACGGATCCGATGGCGACGAAGCAGCCTATAAGGTTCTTCTTGTTGGCACCGAAGATACCGGAAACGGAACTGGAGGCAAGGCAACTGTAGCCCTCGAAGGTGGTATCATCACTGGAATCACTTCAGTTGATACAGCTGGTTCTGCATACTCTGTCGGCGACATCCTCGTTCTTGAGGTTGACACCGGAGCAAGTGGACAAGGATCGGGTACGCTCGATACCGAAGCACTCGTCGAAGTCACCGCTGTTTCCTGATAAAAAACTAAATAATACTTTGCCCCTCAGGAGGAGATCCCTTCTGGGGGTTTAAAGTATCTATAGCATATCTGTTTACCTTGAGTAATTTATATAGATGCCACGCTAGATTGGCATATAAGCCATTTAAATCTAAGTACGCCATTGTCTTTGAAGAGAGGCAGATTCAGTCAATGCGCGTGAACTTAGTTGCCAATTTTTCGGACATCGTCAAAGCTGGCTCGCCTTCTTTAGCCGGGCTATTTAACGAGTCGAGTAACTCCTGCGTAATAACACTCTCAGATCCCTATCTTGATGGTGTTGCTTGGACTTCTTTGAACGAGATTAATTCTTTGACAAATCTAGGCACCTCTGCAAACCAAGATGCCGGGGTTGGGTTCTTAAAGAGGAAATGTAAGCCAGGAGAAAGCCCGGCTGACGGTTGTTTCCCCTACGCTTTAATAGATTCTCAAGGAAGTGAATCTAACTTAGCAACAACTGAGCGTTCTAGGCCCACACTAATATTAACTCTTTGGTATGTCATAGGCGGAGACAAGAATCAGGTCGTGGAGACCACATTTTATTTTGATCTAGTTGCAACAAATATAAAGCACGGGATTAGCGGAGAACCCACTGTAACGCTAAGCGGAAAGCACGCTTATGATGTTAAGTTTCAACAAAACCTTCAGCCTACTTTCTTTGACCAAGGAAAGAACTGGGTAGATGAGTTTAATGAGAAGCTATTTTATGACGCAGAAGGGTTCAAAGTAGAAGATGTGTGTTCTGATTCCGCTGAAGAAGTAAAGATGGATAGGGTTTACCGAGTGAATAATCTCACTCCTGCGGAGATCTTGGATAAGTTTATGAGCACAAAGCCAGGCTCCCAAGTCTTATCCCTACCAACAAAAGAGTTTGCGAATAAGATACAAATTTGTACCAAAGCCGATAACTTTTGCTATGGAAGCACGGTGTTTTATCTTGGTAAGGGTCTCTATGAACAATATAAGATAAATGTAGAAATTCCAACTTCTGATGTAACAAGAAACTTAAAAGCAGCTCCTCCTAAGATCTCTGGGCCTAAGGGACCGGAGACAACATATAGCGTTTCTATCCCAGACCCAGAAACCACAGCGAATCAACTAAAAGACGTTCCTGCTGACGCTTCTACGGCGTTTGCCCCTCAGTTTGTTAACGTAGAGGACTATTCTACTACTGATATTTGGAAAGGCTCCGGAAACAAAGAGACCTTTAAGATAGAGAAGCTAGAGAAAGTTGCAGCGTATGGTGATGCCAAAGGGCCCATAGCCTATTACGGCGGGGAGGTACTAAATGTAAACAATGAAGAGAAGTCAGTTAGGATAAAAAGCAACTTCTATATACAGTATTGTGGCGCTGATGACAAATGTAACAGAGCAACCTTATACCAGGAATACAAGAAACTAAGCAGTATATCGGTTAAAGAGACCGACAAACTAGCAGTGAGTGCCTCTATAGGAGAGATAAAGTCAGGTGATCCACAAGAAGCATCTAAGACTAAGTTCTATGTTCAATTGAGCACAGGAGAAGAGGTGGTGATGGACCCTTCTTCGATCCAGTCTATGATCTCAGCATACAAAGGAGACTCCGACAAAGAAAACGAAGAGGAAGCACCTACAGATGGCAATCAGTCAAAAGCCGGGGATAAGATCGGAGAAGTTGGCAGTAGTGGTAAAAGCACAGGGGCTCACTTAGACGCTTCGTGGCGACCAACACCGAGAGAAATTTCAAAAGCGGATGTGCTCAAGTATGTTCAATTTGGAGAGAACGGCGAAATAAATCCTCAACAAACATCAGCGTTCGGCCTTAGGGTTGATCCAATTACTGGGGCGGCTGGTGTTCAGCACAACGGAGTAGACTTATCGGCCGCATCAGGTACACCGTTATTTCTAAAAGGTGGGGCTACCATCATAGATGCCGATAGGGGCATTCGCGATCCCGGTGGCTATGGGTATAATGTAGAGATACAAACCCCAGAAGGAGTGATGAGGCTATCTCACTTGCTCGAAGGCTCTATACCTTCTGACATACCAGAGAGCACCGGTGGGACAAGTGTAGCTACGGCCTCTAACTCAGGGAGCGTAAAGAACGGAAATCAGCAGAGCTCAAGTGACAAGAACTCAACAAAGATATCCACAAGTATAAAAGGTGTTCCGAAGGCTTTAAGAATACTCCCAGGTAGAACGATCTTGTCTTTCATCTCTGATTATGATAAGTGGATAGAGAATGGAAGGTCATCTGACATTGATCCTAACGTTTGGATACCTGAAAAATATAAAAGTTGGTACATTGGTAAAGTGGAATATAACTGGGACAGGGGCGATCTTAGGGTTAAGATTGACGGATACTTGCCTTGGCAATTGCAAAATAAAGGCTTAGAAGCCGTTCCTAACTGGGTCACCCATAAGGAAAACAAAGGCTATTCGGATTACTACGATTATATAAGATCAGCTGGAGATCTATGTTATATTAACAAAAACAATAAAGACTCTTGCTCTGAGTGCAGCAAAACTAGACAAAGTACTTCCGCGGATGGATCGGCGCCTGGAGAGATAAATAGCAATTTTGCTAAGGGCAAATTTACTTACACAGGCAGCAATCAACAATCTGTACAGAGCTTGATAAATGCTTCAGAGGCCGCAGGAGTAAAGTCCAACATAGGTCAAGCGGCTATTGTAGGTAATGCACAGAAAGAGAGCTTTGCAAATTTAGACCCTACAGCCGTAGGAGATGATGGAACTGCCTTAGGAGTTTTCCAGTGGAGAGCTGATAGACAGGATAACCTAAGAGCTTTAGGAAATGCTCCGCTATCTAGAGAGCAGCAAATGAGGTGGTTTGTAAAAGAAATGCAGGACTATCCAGATTTAATTAATTACTTAAATAGAAACGACATAACATTAGATCAAGCTGTAAGAGAGTTTGGCAGAGTCTATCTAAGGCCCGGCACTCCGGTCTATGAAGATAGACTTAGAAACGCTCAAAATATATTTAATAACATGAGATAAGATGCTAGTTCCTGTAATAGGCCTTGCTAGATTCTTTCTAAGAGAGGCACTACTCGACGCAAAAAATCTAATCGAGAAAGATGCTAAAAGAAAGATCTTGCAGTCTGCTTTCCCTGCTGTAAGAGATTTATTAGCAGAACAGCTCGCCGAGTCTTACTCTAACTATATAAAAGACTTGTCCACAGGGTATGTCCAGGCTGTTGCGGACATGAGCCTAGAGGCGAGTGTAAAAGACGAAGATAGCGATAAGCTCGTAATAATAGCAGAAAATGCCTTAAAAGAACTCGAGATATTCCTTGAGGAGCAGGACCAAGATGGCCCTATTATCACCTATATAAAGAGGAGATACGAGGAAGAAGGCGTAAGGAAGATCACCGGAAGGCTATTTGCAGGGCACTATATCCGCAAGCAATCAGAAGGAGCGTTTGATATCTATAACAGAATGGCTTATGCCCCTCTTGTTGATAAGAACAAACCCTGGTTAAGTGGAAAGACCACCGCACAAGGTGTTAGTGATATAATAGCAGATAAAGCAAATAGCATATTTGAGAAAGCATTTGATGTTAATTTATCTGGAGATGACATCTTAAGAAGCTAACCGTAGTACTTAGATCCTTTCTTTAAATTTTCTTTAGCAGATAAAACCTGAAGAGTCGCATTCATCATATGATAATCAAAGAAGGCCTCAGCTACCTCTGTGTTTTTTAGATAGCACTTAGTACCCCTGCAGTACACATCAACATTCTCTAAGTCTATCTTATAATCTCTACAAAATTCCTGAACAATATTTTTAAACGCGTATCTATGATCTATGTGAAACTCACCAGCGTTTATAGCCTGTCCTGACATAGCACATTTTATCTTGTGCCCCATAGAACCTTGCAGCTGGCGTAGCACACTTTTTCTGTAGGATATGATCTGTGGCTCTATGATTTGTCTCATGGCCACAAGAGCTTCTTGCTTATTTTTCTTATACTCCGGTATGGGTTTCTTTCTAGGGAACAGTTCTTCGACTATCTTTCCTTTACCCAACCACACCTCACTCTTTGACTTAGGGGTTATCATAACAATACCCCTAACAGCTCTCCCTTGAAACTTCTTGTTTCTTATCTTATACTTCAACCCAACCCTTGAATGGAGAAGCTTCCACTTCTCTATCTTACTAACAACCTCATGGACAAAGTCAAAATCTGGAGGTTTTACGAAGTAGTTGCATTCTGTCCCTTTGACGATTTCTGACCACTTTTTCTCGAACCCTGTTTTTGTATAGTCTTGTCCCAGGACTCGAACGACTTGTCTGCCCATAATACATAATTTATTAATTTTGTGGAATAGCTCTTAATATCCTCAATGTTTTTAAGGTGGGGGTTTTTTCTCAACAAAGTTGATACGGACCTCTTTTTAACTAAGTAGTCAATTAAAAAAGTCTCGTCTTGAGACTCTAGGTCCGTGATCCTAAATAATAACTCATTGTGGTTTGTTAGAAGATCCCCAAAGTTTGTCTCTGTGTTTTCAGAAGACTCCATTATACAGTTTTGTTCTGTAACAGGATTAAAACTCATGGTAAACGCAGTGCGTACCATATCAACTTTCTTCACAGGGATCTTTAGATCGTTCGCTATCTCTTGATTTGTGATGTTTGGGTTCTTAATTAGATATTTTCTAATCTTCAAGTATAGGTCCGAGTAAGAGCGGGGCATCTTCACCAACCTAGAGCTATCTCTGAGATAGTTAAGCATATGAAACTGCAGGCACCTATTTACCCAAGTAGAAAAGTTTGCTCCTTTGCTTTGATCCCAGGTATCATAGATCCGTACAATGTACTCTAAAGCTGCATCTCTGAGCTCCTCAAATGGCAACCCGGTGAAGTTAGAGATCTTCCTAGCAACCTGATCAGCTTTCCACATCTGTGATATGATGTGCTCGTCGCGTTTATCCCTAGCCCTTTTGGACTTGATCCTATTTTTTGTTACCTCTGTCATTTCTCAATAGAACCTATGATAAAATCTTTTAGCTGTCCAACTGCAAGCATTCCCTCAGTGCTTAAGCCAAGGAGACTTCCGTCTTCATTGAATACTGCAAAATTGGGAGTGCCATCGCACTCGATTTTATCGCAAAATTCCCAGTCATCAGCAGATACATCCCACTCACCAAAGCCTATTGAGTGGTGGGGGTACTCTTCTGCGAGTTCGTTTGCAGATTTTGTCCATATGGGCTTCATTGCCTCGCAAGCAGCACAGCTTGGTTGCTTAAAAAAGACCACTCTGTGCTTAAATTTTTGTTTTTCTGTCATTGATATTAATAAGTAAGAGTAAAGCGCGTGCGCTCGTAGTTTTATCCTACAAAACTAAGAACTACGTAAATTATACCATGTACTAAAGATAACGTACACCGCCCGCATTTCGCACGTTTCTCTTGTCGCCTAGTAAGTTACTAAGCGAAGATGATTTCCTATAAGACGGGTCGTAAGTTAACTTAGGCAAGGAAGATCTTATGCCGCCGGAGGTCATAGTGCCACCCATTAGCTCATCTCTATATACAGTTATTCCATATACAAAAGCATCTACGAAGTCATCGTTTTTAATGAAAGGAAAAGACGTAAGTTCATTTAGCCTATCTTGAAGGTTAGGGATGTTTTCGTAGATGCTAACGCACCCATCTTCCACTAGAGGGGCAACAGAGTTTGCTCTTAGTACTTTATCTTTAGACGGTACGAGTTCCTTGATCTGTATGGTGAGAGTAGACTTTAAAGTCTGGATTAGAGGGACTCCGCTAGCTCTACCTTCTATGTATACACATCTAATTTTCCATTGCTTAACGATCTTAGGTATAAGCTTTTGAAGATCTGGGAACTCCATCCTCTCCATGACTACGTGCAAGAGCTTTAGCTTCTTACCTTTATCCAAACCCCAGACGCAGATCGCTGTGAAGTCGTTCATACTCTCAGCCTTATAAGCCGTGTCTATGGTGGCATAGATATAAGAATACTTTACTTGCTTGTCGTAGATCTCCAGCCAATGCTCTTTAAATATCGCGCCTGCATCGCCAGCGGGTTGCCCTTGGTACAGAGAGTTGAAATCCCTCTCACCGATTGACTTCTTGATTGCTTGGAGGTTCTCTATAGGAAAAAACTCAGGCCAATGAGACTCACCTAGTTCCCTACCTAAAGAGTCGTTCTCTACATCGACACAAATTGCTGGGACATTAAGCTCTTTCCAGGTAGCTCTATCGGCACTAAGCAATCGTCCGATAACGTCATCGCAATGAAACCTCGTGCCCATAGAGATAATGGCATGGTTGGGTAGACCACGAGTCAAGAACTGAGCCTGAACCCAGCTAAATGTACTCTCCATAACAGTTAACGAGTTACCATCTGCCAGAAGGTCATCAAGGAGCCCAACACCTGGTAGGTCCTGATCATCAATAACCCCGTATCCAAATCCGGTAACACTAGATCCAGCAGAAGCGACCTTAATTAGCCCACCGTTCTCTGTCCTCAAAGCGGTGAGGTTACATTTCTCCTTGTTGATCTCGCACTCTGGAAATATCCAAGAGAACTTCTCAGAAGTTATGTAATCCATCACCGCTCTAGAGTTTTCTGTAGACAGACCTAAGGCGTATGAGCTCATGATAAACTGGGCAGTAGGGCTTCTTCCCATCTGCCATGCCGGAAAGATCCGGCTAATAAGCATAGATTTGCCCGTCCTTGGAGGTAAGGAGATTGCGCTATACTTGTAGTCTTTATTACCGTCTCCGATGTTCTGTAGATAAGAACATATTAGCTCGTGAACGGGATAAGATTTAAATTGAAGATCTGTGATCACCTTAGCAAAAGTAATGAAGTCTGTCCTGCACTTCAGTCTTA